ATTGTATGAAAGTAACCGGATCAGTCGTTGCAACACCCGGTGTGATGGCTAAGCCATTGCCGGTGTATGAGCCGAAATCGAGAATACCGAGCCTGATCCCTTGCTTGACGCTCAGGTTGCCGGTCGCGCGCCTTATCCCGACGGTGAAATTGGCGTCGATCTGAACGCCGCTGTCATCAAACCGATTGAGGTAGAAATTCGATCCCGCGTTGCCGCCGGTTTCCGCCTCGGTGGTGCCAAGCTGCATCGACCAGCGGCTAAGCCCGACCTTGTTTCCCAGGACAAAGTTCGCCTGCCCGGGCTGCGCATCTATCACGATCGAAGGCCATCCGGTGGTGCCCGGCTGCGTCACGATATGCAAGCCAGCCACGGCATTCGGCTGGGTCGCGGTGAGCAGCAGAGATGCCGTGGTCTTATCCACATACGACACATCCTGGATCACCAGCGGCCCGGTCAAAGTTCCGCCGGACGCTGGCAGACTGCCGGACTGCAAGGCGGTAATCTCTGAAGCGGCAGTGGCGAAGTTGTTGCGCACATCCATTGACACGACAGGTCCGCCGGTCGGTGGCTTGGTAATGTCGATCATTGAGGCCATCAGCGTGTCCCATCCCACAACATTTTCAGATCATCCCAAGCTTCCGTCAAGGTATCCCAGGCAGTTATTCCGTCATCCCAATGCGGCCTGATTACCGAGCTGATGTCGTCCCAGACCGGACCGCCAGCATCCCATCGCGCCAGCCACAGCGGCACCGGGATAGAGGTCAGAGTCATGATACCTTCGTATTGACCAAAGCCCTGGCGGAAGTTGCCGAACCGCCCGATCGCAGTCACCCGGTAAAGTGCGCCCTGCCACAGCACGACATCGGCCGCCGTCTGATCGGTCGCGGTGGCAAGCGCGAATGTAGTAATGATTTCGTAGGTGCCCTCGGTGCGCGCCAAGTCTGGGGTCATTGCCAAGTCTTCCGAGATTGACTGCACAGAGGCGACGATGCTGATCGGCTGCACAATGTGATACGCCATACCATCATCGCCAACTGTCTGCATCTGGCGCAGCACCGTAACCGGGTCAACAAAGTCGGGATCATACAGCAGCTCAGCGACGGAGATATTCGCCATAGATCACCTCACTCAGATGGTGGAGGTGGCGGTGGACTACGTGACGCAGCGAGCAGAGCGAGGATACCTGTCAGCAACTCGCCGAAAATATCTTTGAGCATTCCACTCATATTCGAACATGCACCCATTTCCTGCCGTGCCTGGACCACGATGACAAAAGTGCAGCCAGTCAGAGCGATGAGGGTTTCCAGCATAATAAACAGGATAACCACACCGAACAGGTAGCAGCAGAAGCGGATGACGGAGAACGGGCGCACGTCATGCTTCAAGCTCAATGGTGTAGAAGTGATCACCATTATTCACTGGATCACCGTAGCCCCGACCACGAAAGCGAATAGTGCGCTGATGCACAGGTTGCCCCAGCCACTGATCCGCGACCAGCAGACCCTGCTCGGTCTCGGCCATAAAGATCGCAGCATGCGAAGTGCCGTCAGTGCGCGAGGTATAGCGGTCGTTAGGATCAAAAGTAGCAATGCAGGTTCCCGGCACAAGTTGGGAGCCTCGTGCCGGGACGCCGCGGCGCCAGTGTGAGGTAGGAGGCAAACCGCTTACCTCACGCACCAGCGCAACACAATGGCCGTCGCCAACGACCTTGCCATGATAGCGACTAGGAATGTTGGCGACGATAGGCATGTCAAGTCTATCCGCGACGCGGCTGCGCTTCAGTCGGCGGCAACGTATTGTCAGGCCGCGCCGGTGCCGGTGGCAACGGATGACCGGGATGGCCCGGCACGGGCGGCAACGAGTGATCAGGATGACCAGGGACCAGCGACGGCGGAATGATCGGGCCGGCGTTAATCTCAAGATTGGTGTCGATCACGGTGAAGCGGTAGCCGACACCGACGATCCAGACAAAGCACATGTATTTGCCGTCCATGCTTGGCGGCAGCGGCGGCCACACACTGCCGGGAGGCATCGGCAGGTCGTTGTTCGGTCCGCCCTGGAAAATCGGCAGATCGTGATTGGGAAATGCCGGGATAGGCGGCAGTCCCTGATCAGGACGGCCACCACCCGGGACAGGACCACCGCTGACATGCGGTGGACGCGGCGGGTTGGGCCAGATACCGGGACGCATGGGCAGATCATAGCCGGGGTCGACCGGATAGGTCGGCGTCTGCGGCGGCCAAACCCCCGGCGGTGGCACAGGACCGCCACTGATCACAGGCGGAAGCGGCCAGCCATAACTTGGATCGACCGGGCGCTCTATGCCAGGCAAAGAGTTATCAGGTCCCCCCTGAAATGGCGGAAGACTATTGTCGACGCCACCTCCGGTGACGATGACGGCTGGTGTGGAAACTGCCATATTCGCTTTTCTCCATTTGAGAGGAAACTTGATAGGCACGTCAGACGAGAACAACCACTACCGTAGCGGCAATAGCGATCGATAGCCAGACCAGGGTTGTTACATCTTCGGGAAGCAAGGAGGGCGCATCAGAAACCTCGCTTTCAGTTGCTGTCACGTATCACATAGGTGATACTGGCACGCAGCTGACCAGTGTCGATCAGTGGGCGGATGTTGCCGGCTTCTGCCCACTCGGTCAGCGCCTGATTGGACTGGTTACCCGTCCAGCCAGCGGCAGCCTTGATCATACCCAAAGTCTTCAGCTTACGCCGTCCTGCTCCAGTGCGGCGTAAACGCGCTCTGATCGTTGCCGGTTTCAGCGGCACGAACTTGGGGTCTGGATTGGTAATCGCCCGCACCACGGCATTGCGCGCTGCCAGACCAACTGCGTGCAAGGTCTTCTCAGCCTCATCTGCCGACGCTTTGGCAGCAGCGGCATCCGACTTGGCCGGTCCCATAGGATCGCCATAGGCAGGCGGCAGTGGGACACCCGCCGCAATCGCCGCCTTTGCCCCAGCCTTCAGCAGAGCAATGATATGCTTGGATGCCTTCCTGATGCCGGGAAACAAAAATGGACGAGCCGGAATGTTGTGTGCTGGACTGCCAAATTCATGAATGTAGGCCAGTGCCGCGTTCGAGATGAAGTCAGGCTTGAAGTCACCTTCCTGTCGACGGAAGGTCTTCATCTGCGGCACGCCGACCAGCACCTGTTTCTTGGTCAACGCCTCGATCTTCTCGAACAGCGCGCGGGTATTGTCGACGGTTTTAGTGACCCCAGTGTCAGGCATCACATTGCAATCGTGCCGTTGTCGAGCTGCTCGACGTAGGGCTGCGCGGCGGCCCAGAAGGTCTGCCACGCCGTGTAGAGCTGACCGATCGCGTAGCTGTAGGCTTGCCCCTGTTCGCCTGGCGTAGATGATGCCTGCACACCGAACAGGTTCTGACCGTATTGCATCATACCTGCGGGGTTGACATTGGTTGGACCGCCGACTTCGAACTCTGTGCCGGCAGTGCCCTCATAGCCGGAGGACGCAGTGGCAACCGCTTCCTGCAACCGGGCCAGATTGGTGTTCAACGAGATAATCCGCGCGATGCATTGATTGGTCTGCATCCCGAACGGATACTGACCCATGTTGGAAATGATCGTAGTAGTCATCACTTATCTCCCTTCCAAAGCCGCGACCCTAGCGGCAAGTTCCTGCATACCGTTCACCAGAGCGGCAATGATCGGCGCCGTGACGAGACTGAGCATGTCATCCTCGATGCCCTGCCCTGCCGCCTCCGGAATTACCTCGCGCACTTGGCACGCACCGAAGCCAATCTCACTGTGATCGGGCTTACCGGCGCGACCGAAGCGGATCGGCCTGAGCCGCAATACCTCGGGCAGCCCCACGTCCAGATCACGGATATCGGTCTTGGTGCGCTCGTCAGACGAATAATCCTGATATGGGCCATAGCCACCCACCGTGCCCATGCCGCAATAGACCCGGCTGTTGACGATATCCATCATCCATAAGTTGCCGTTGCCAACAGGCACCTGCCAGTTCAGGTTGCCGTTGCTAGTGTTGAAGGTCCAATACCAACCGCTGGTATATTGCTGCACATAACCGGCAGCACCCTCGCCCATGTAGAAGTTGGCATTGTTGGCGAAATACACGCTGTGCACAAAGCCGGCTGCGTTGCCGTAGAAATTCATTCTGGCATAGCAGTTACCGTCCGGCTGCACCCGGAAATTCTCAGTGCCGTTTTCGACGAAACGCCAGTTGGTATCGCTTGGCGACCGCTGCAGATAATAGTTGGGCGCGATCTGGAACAGTCCAGCACTAGCATAGACGCCCTGGCATGACATATTGCCGCCGGCTTGCAGATCGCCGTCAGCATGAACAATGCCGGTCGAATACACGTAGGCACCTTGCGCCGTCCCCGATGCGGTCATGTTGGCACAGGCAAAGCCGCCCTGTATGCCAAGATTGCCTCTGCCATCCAGCGTCATGACGGCGTTGCCGGTGATTGCCGACGCCCAGGCCCGCAGACCGCTGGCGATCACCCAGTAGTCATACCAGCCCGAAGCCCAACTAAAGTAGCGGTTATTGGTATCCGCGGAAAGGCCGAAGGCTGTGTTGTAGGCTAGCACAGAAGCAGCCGCAGTCAGATTGCCGGAACCGTCCAGGACCATCGCGTTGCCGGATGGCGAGGCCCACACCCGCGTGCCGTTGGAACTTTGCCATAAGTCATACCAGTTAGCACGATGGTTCTGGACGTGGTTGCCACTGCTGTCCGTGGTGAACGACCACTCGTAGCTGTTGAATGACGACGGACGGACGCCCTGAGCCGCGAACAACTGGGCGTTGAGCTGCATGTTACCGTTGGTATCGATATAGCCACGCTGTGTGCCGATGACACCATTGCCGTCAGCATTACCGAAACAGAGGTTGTTGCTGTTGTTCCAAAAGCCGACATTGCTACTGCCGGCCCACGCACCGACGAAAGGAGTCGCAGCAGCAGCGCCACTGGCCATGATGCTCTTGGTGACGTTCAGCCCTTGGGTCAGGCTGAAGGTGGCAATCGCTGCGAGGCTCGCCACTGCACCTACCGCACCAGTCGCCACGCCGTAGATGGTGGTGGCGCCACCCCCCGCCGAAGGTGACAGGATCGCCCCCGCCCCGGCCGTCAGATACCGCCAGTTCGTGCCGTCATAATAAAGGTTGAAGGTGTAGTTCGGCGCCGCGACATGCGAGGTGGTGAAGATCGCATTGCCGGTGTTGGCCGGCGGCGTGACACCAAGTCCCAGGTTGCCGATCCTGTCCAGGGTCATCCTGGTTACCAAAGCCGGCACTACATCAGCCGCAGCCGAAGGCGCATACATCCAGGTAATGTTGTTCGGACCGCACTGCGTCAACCACGCCGTCCCGACATTCAGCAGCCGGAAGCTGGACCCATCATAATAAAGGTTGGTCGCCCAAGTCGTGTTGGTCACACCCCAGCCGAACACCCAGCCACCGATGCCGCTCTGCGTTCCTGATGCCGCACCAGCAGGTGGCGTTATGCTGATGCCGACATTGCCCTTAGCGTCATAAACCACACCACTGGCTGACACGAGGTCCTGGGTGTTGAGCACCACAGCACCCGTCCGCGTATTGAAACTGGCCACCCCAGTGATGCCGCTGATCGCCCCCTGCATCTGCTGCAGGGTCACGGCACCGAGTGGCTGTGTAGCGTTCCCCGCCAGGATCAGCGGACCTGACAGAGTGCCGCCAGTATATGGAAGGCGCGCACTATCCGCCACCTGCATCTGCTGCAAGGTCACTGCCCCGAGCGCCGCTACGGCATTACCTGAGAGGATCAGCGCTCCGGTAAGAGTGCCACCCACGATCGGCAGAGCAGCAAACCATGAAGCATTTCTGCGTCCATAGGTATTACCATCTGAAGGCGCATCGGGCAGCGCATCCAGCGTTTGCATTACCACTGCCCACTTTACGCCATCCCAGATATAGACGACGCCTCCAGCGCCTATGACAGTCTGGCCGTTCGTCGGTGAACCGGGGAAGTCGTAGGCCATCAGTGCAGGGTCCGGGCCTCGACTGCCGCGAGACGCGCAGCAAGTTCCTTCACGGCATTGACCAGCACAGGTATCAACACAGAGGTATCCAGCCCGTGCATCGGTTGATCATCCGGATCGCCGTCCCATTCCAGATGCGATAGATCGGTCACCACTTCGGGCATCACCGGCAGCATTTCTTCAACGATGAAGCCGATTTCCTTTCTGATCGCCGGCTCGGGATCAGTCGGACGTATTTTGCGGCGACGGAATGTCACCGGGCGCATTGCTATGATCTGTTCCAGGCCCTGTGGTGCATCCTCGATATCGAACTTGAACCGACGCTCCGAGGCCGCGAGGTTCTGATAAGCCCCCATGCCGCCGACCAGACCGAGGTTGTTGTAGGTCCAGTTGTCGTTGCGCATGATCCATAGATCGACGTTGTTGAGCTTGTAGCTCAGCGTGCCGGTGGCCGTGGCGAAGTCCAGGTAATAGCCTGCCTGGAATGAATACACCTTGCCGCTACCGCCGGCCCAGAAACCGAAGTTGGCGTCGTTGTTGGCAAAGACCGTGGTTGCCGACTGAATGCTGTTCGCGAAGATACCTCCGTTCACCCCGAGGTTCTGCGCAACGACGACACCACCATTGTTGCGATTGATTGTGAGCGGCGCGCCGAGATAGTTACCCGCGTCATCGTAGCGGTAGATCGCGAAGTTCGTGCCGGCGTTGCTGCCAGTCTCAGCTTCGGGGGTGCCAACGGCGACAATCCAGCGAAGGCTGCTGCCGACGAGACTCTGAACGAAATGCGGCTGTCCGGCTGGAGCGTTGAGGTTGAAACCACAGCCGTAGCCAGCGGGAGCATTCAATTGCATATATGCCCCGGCGCCATTCCCATACACCGAGAGCGATCCGGTCTCCAATAGGGTCATGGCGGTCGCAAGTGTCGCGACACCGCCGACCGTTCCTATTGTTAGTGCCGTCGCCCATTGCCAGCCATTCAGGCTGCCAGCACTTTGGAAGACGTAGCCTTTCTCGGCCCGCTGATACCGGAAGTTCGTGCCGTCGTAGTAGATGTTGCTGGCGATGTTCTGCGCCGTGATGCCCCAGCCGAACAACCAGCCACCACCGTTCACCGGATTGGGCGCCGCCTGATTGGAAGGCGGCGGGATGCCGACACCGAAGTTGCCGTTGGGACCAAAGACCGAGGCGGCATTGCTGCCAGCCTGGATGGTGAGCGGTGCCCCGGAAGGCGCATGAGCCGTCAATGAATTGATGGTCATTGCGCCAGTCGCGCGGTTGACGGTGTAGACCGTCGTATAACCGTTGCCGGTATCGTTCACCGCTTGAAGTTGCAGATTGTTGCCGACGTTGCCGCCGCTTTCCGCCGTGCCGTCCAGTGACCACAGCCAGCGGGACAGGTTGCCGACCCGGAAACCCAGCGCGCACGCCTGCCCCTGGATGGCATTGAGCGCCAGCCCATTGGACCCCGCGGGCGGACTGATGATCAGGGTGCCGGTCATCGTGTCGCCGGTCTTCTGGACATACTGACCGAGGGTGACGCGACTATCCACATATTGCTTGGTCACGGCGCCAAGCGGCAGATTTGGATCAGCCGCGAGTACTAAGTTGCCGGCCACCCCGATGTGAGTCGTGTCATACAGGTAGAGGCCAAGGCTGGGCGTGCCGCCGGTATTTGAGTTGATGGCGAAATTCAGAGACGGATGCGCAGCCGAGCCGGACGGGATCGACAGACCAAAGGTGCCAAATGATCCAGCCCAAATCGCGTTGGTCGGATAGACAATACCACCCGAGCCGTCGTTGACGTAGAAATCGATCCCGTTGCCGTAGCTGCCCGCCGTAGCGTCGTGGCGCGTCGCAATCCAGTGGCGGTAACTGCCGCCGTAATAGTCGAATTGCATCTGGGCAAAATTCTGCTGCCGGGCAGCGGTATCGCCATTCCTCACTGCATAGGTGAGGGAATTCGCATTGCCGGCACGATCTGCCGAGAACATCGAAACCGGCCCCGTCGTGGTATCGCCGGGAGCCGGCATCGCCAGCAAAGCAAAATTGCCGCCGGAGTTGCATAGCGCGAGGTAGTTTTGTGTATTGCTGTCAGGGATGCCGATGGCAGGATTTCTGCCATTGCTCGTGACGTTGAGCGACAGGCCCAAATTGCTGGCGGACCACTGATCTCCATATGATAACCAAACCGGCGGATTAAATATCACCCGGGTCGGATCAAGCCGGGCGATCAGGGTAGTTGAGCTATAAAAATCGTGGTGCCCTGTGACAGTGTTGTAATTCAGCGTACTGCCGGTGACCGAGAATCCGTAGGTCGAACCGGTGCCGCCATCCCAGAGCGTGATGTGCCTGGATGTATCCTGCGGTCCGGTGGCCACCGCTCCACCGAAACTTATGCCACCGGACATAACGCCGCCGCCAAGCGGCAAGTAGCCGCCGCCAGCGACTGCACCGGTCAGAGCATCACGCACGAATGCCGTGGTCGCGATGAAGGTCGTATTGTCGCCGCGCGCCCGTGTGCTGCTGACATTATTCAGCGGGTAGATGCCGGCAGTGTCGGTCCACAGCGCCCACGATCCGCCACCCGGGATCGTGATCGTCCCGCCGCTCGCGCCCTGGATGGTGACCGGCTGCGAATTGGTGTTGTTGAAATTCCAAAAGAGCCGCGTCGTGGTGGCCACCGGCATGGTGATCGTCGCCGGACCAGTCGGGCTGCCGTAGATGTAGAGGTAGCCGTAATTCACCTGATCGGCAGTTGGAGACGCAGCGCCCGAAGCCACGTTGATGACATTCCGCGAGCCGGCCCGGTCGGCGTACTGTTTTGGCACAGCGAACAACGCGGAAGTCGGATCACCCGGGAGGCTAAGCCATAGCCGAGAGAAATTCGTAGAGCCGTCCAACTGAAAAGCGATATTGCCGGCAGCGATGATATTCAGACTGCCGCTGGTCATGCTGAAGCCGCCCCAACCGTCAAACAGCGAGATATGGCGACTCATGTCAGTCGCACTGCCCACAGTCGTGGAGCCGAATGAAAGACCGGCGTTGAAGTGCGATGCAGCGTTGGTGGTGAGGCCGCCCGCCAGCACCTCGTTGCCGCCGCTGTCCAGCGTGAAACGATTCTGCGCCCACGACCAGCCGCCGATGCGAAACAGACCGCCGCTTCCCAGGCCCATCGTGGTCGCAACATTGCCGCCCACGTCGAGACCGATCACAGCATCGGCCGTGCTACTCGTGGTGTGTATTCCCAGCGACATAACGGTCGAAGCAAAGCTACCGTCCTTACGGACATCCAACCCACCATGCACCGTGGTGTCGGTCGCGTAGAAGTCGATGGCGGTAGCCGTGGTGCCACTGCGCGTAACGGTAAGCCAGGATGGCGCGGCGCTGTAGACATCGTTGACCAGCCGGAAAAGCAAGCTGGTCCCGTTGACGAGCAAGTCCCAGTTATTCGCATCCGTGCCGTTACCGGCAGTCATAAACTGAAGCGCTCCACTCGAAATTGTGGTGGATTGGAGCGCGAGGCTATTGCCGCCACTGATATTCAGGCCGCCGGTCAGTGTCCCGCCGGTCAATTTGAGGTAGTTGCCGCTAACAAAGCTTTGGGTGGCCAATGCACCCTGGTCATTGCCGTCCACAAAGGCATGGACAGCGCCGCCGGCCCACGTGAAGGCCATCGCGTTGCCGCCACCGGTCACACCAGAATATTGAATGCCTGGGCCGTAGTTAAGTGTGAGCGTGCCGCCCCAGTTGAGCGACATGATATTGTTGATAGTGCCGCCACTGTTGATGACCTGATACCAGCGGAAACCCCCGGCAGTGTAGTAGAGGTTGACGAAATCGGTCTCGCCCTGGCCCTGGGTGTAGTTGTTGCCGATCACCGTGCCCCAGGTGCCGAGGCCAGCGACCGTTCCCATGTTGGAACCGGCCCATAAAGTGCCAGAGATGTTCGCGTTGCCGCTGACCGTCTCATTGCCGGTGACCGTCAGACTGCCAGAGAAGGTCGCGGCGCCACTTCCGATGTTGAGTTGATCGGCCTGACCGATCACAAAGACATGGTGGCTGTTGGCGTCGCAGTTGTAGTTGAACCGTGCCCCGGTGACGCAGAAGCCGAAAAGGCCGCTGTAGAAGTCGATGCCCTTCGACAAATCCCAGTTGTTGCTGACCACCGCGCTGCGGAAATCGATGCCGGCGCCGAAGCTTCCGTGACCGTCCTGGGTGAGCGGGCCGGAGTTTTGGATACCAACATTCGATAGGATTTGCTGAAGGAAGACCATCCGATTGGCCTTCACCCAGGTCAGATTGACGGTGATCCCACTGCCGGTGAAGCCCGGCGCAGCAGTGAGTGCGATGGGATTGGCCGGCGCCGATGCCCCGAAGAAATTTGCCGGGGTGACATCGAGGCGGATGGCCGTTGCCGCGCCCGCGCTGGCAGCGGTGACCGTGTAGATATTCGCGTAGTTGTCATAGTAGCGGTCGTTGGCGGCAACGCTGGCACCTGCCGCGACGATAGCGACCGCGGTCGCCTTCCATCCTGATGCATCGAAGAACAGGTCGCTGGTGGAGTTGTAGATATTGAGAGTGCTCGCCTGCAACGACTGAAAATGGCCAGCGCCAGCCGTCCAGATATTGCCACCGCGGGTATCAAACGTGATGCCCATCAGTCCGCCGGGAATGGTCTGGCTGCCAACCAGCGTGGTCATGCCAATGCCGAACCACGAACCCATCTGCCAGTTGGCACCGGCGAGCCACGCGCCATCGACGCCGCCTGTGCCTGCGCTGGCATAACCGGCACTGCCAAATTGGACCTGACTTGTGCCCGACATATTGATGTTGCCGGTCATGCTGCCGCCAGCGAGCGGCAGGTAGTTATTCAGCAAGGTCTTGACCGCATCGACGTATTGTTTCGTCGCCACACCGAGCGCCGTCGTTGGATCACCCGACATCACCATCGGTTCATAGGCACTAATCTGGCCGGAATTTATCCCAAAAACTAGGGAGCTATTGCTGTAAAAAGCGTGGGTATTTCCGCTGATATAATTCAGCGCGCTGTTGGAGGTGACGCTGAAGCCGTAGTTGGGCGAATAGAGTTCAATGTGATGCGACAGGTCAAACGGGTTAGCTGCCGTGGTGGATGTGAAACCAATGCCGGCGCCGTTGCCCATGGTAAGCGGGCCGGTCATCGTATCGCCGACCTGTTCCACATACAACGAGTCAGCTTCCTCACGGGTCAGCGAAGAACCATAAATCTGATACCACTGGGCTTCGGCTGTTGAGTAGATCAGCTCTGAGCCGCGGTCGAGGATGGTGCCTTGCGGCAACCCAGGCACACTGACCAGGATCGGCGTCATGCCAGTGCTGGAAGCCGTATTCACCGTGTAGGAATACTCATTGTCAACGGTGACCGTGGACAGGTCCGGCGTGTTGGTGTCCGCGTCATAGACGCCCTGCCACAACCTGCCTTGGCTGTTGATCAGCAGATCGACGTATTCCTTCGACGTGGCGTCCTTGGTCTGCGTCGGCATCGCGAGGCCGGTCAATTCGTAGCCGGCCATCTGAAGGACACCCTGCATGGTGTCGCCAGTGATCAGGACGTATTTGCCCTGTGGACTGAGGTTGTCCACGTAGCTCTTGTTGACCGCTTCCATAGCCAAGGTCGGCGCGTGGTCCAGCATCAGGTTAACGCCGGACTGCAAGGCGACTGTGAGTGGCGTCGAGCTTGAATAAACCCCAAGCAAGTCGCCAACATAGGCTCCGGCGCTGGTGAAATAACTCAGGTAAAGATTGCCGCCCCAATTGGAGAAGGCTAGGGCGTTGGCGGAATTTGCCCCTGCTTGAATGTAGAGGCCAGGATTGACGCCGCCGCTTGACGTAAGTGTAAGGTTCCGTGCGATTTGAGCGGTGTTGACGTTGGTGTCGATGGTCAGGCCACCGGTCAGTCGCCCTCCGACGAGAGGCAGGAAGCCATTGTCCACATACTGCTTCGGCACCGCCTGCAACGCGGTGGAGGGATTGCCCGCCAGGGTAACGGTGGAACCAAAGGTGGCCGACAGATCAACACCCAAAGCGCCGCTGACATGCAGGCCGTTGGCAATCAGCACCTGTCCGGTCGCACGCACGATCTGCAAAGTTGCGGTGGCATCAAGCTGCGCACCGGCATCAGAGAACCGGTTGAGGTAGAAGTTGCTTCCCGCGTTGCTGCCGCTCTCAGCCTCGGTGGTGCCAAGCTGCATTGACCAGCGAGCGAGGCCGCCACGTTCCGCGAACAGCGCCATGGCCAATCCGGGCGCAGCGTCGAAGGTGATCGTGGTCCAGTCGGTGGCGCCCGGCGGCGCGACGATGTGGATGCTGTTGGCGCTGTTGCCGGTGATCAGCAGCGAACCGTTCGGGTTCGATGCAACGTTGGCAATGGTCAGCAGGCCGGTCAGTGTCCCGCCAACCAGTTGTAGGTAGCGCGCGTCGGCTTGTGCTTGAGTGAGCTTGGTATCGGCATATTGCCTGGTGACGGCGCCGAGCGGATTTGTCGGATCACCAGCCAAAATGAGCAACCCAGTAGCCCGCGCGATCGTAATCGCGTTCGGTAGCTGCGTAGTCCCATCATCAGCATAGGCAAACAACTCAAAGTCGCTGCCCGCATTCGAACCACTCTCAGCCACACCATTGATGCGCAGCCGCCAGCGTTCCAAGGATGCGGTGCGGAAGCTGATATACCGGCCCGATCCAGCTTGACCATTCAGGAACAGATGACCGACGCCAGTGGTGTCTGTGCCAATGGTAAGTTGACCAGTGAGGGTGCCACCAGTCAGTTGCAAATAACGCGCGTCGCCCAACGCAGGCACCGCGGCATTCACAAATGCCGTGCTGGCAAGCTGTGTGGTGTTGGTGCCTGGTGCGGCGGTAACACTGGTGACCGATCCGCTGAAAGCTGCCGTCGTGCCGCTCAGGCCGGCAGCAAGAGCCACGGCTTTGTCGAAACTGTAACCGGCAATGCCGCTGGTCGTGAAGGCAATCGGATTGGTAGTGCCGGACCCCGCCGTGATGGTCAGCTTGTTGGTGTTGCCCACCCCGACCGTCAGCCGGGAAACCGTGGTCGCCAGCGCAGACAGCGTGCCGACCATCTGCACCGGCACGTTGAAGTAGGCATAGACGCTGGCGAGGCCGCCCCCGGCGTAGAACCACATCCACTTGTTTGCCGTGTCGCCCGTGCCATCGGCGTTCGCCGCACCAAATACAAACTGTCCAGAACTAGGATAGATACCATAGCTCAGGCTCGCGCTGGCGTCCGGCATCGCGTAGCTAGGCGCGATCAGCGGACTGGTCAGCTTGCCACCGGATGACCACGCCGCGCTCGCCCGCATGTAGGCATTGCCGTCATTCGGCGCCTCAGGGAAGCCGTCTCCGACATGCGCATTGAAATACTGCAACGTCACCGGCTGGAGCGCAGCGGCAGGGTCAGCGGCGAGGGTCAACGTGCCGGTCAGCGTGCCGCCGGTAAGCTGCAACGCCAGTGGTGCCCAGAGCAGACTATCACTGCCTAGCCGCACATAGTTGTTGGGATCAGTGCTGACCGCGGTTGGTCCAGCGGGACCGGGCGCGCCATCAGCTCCTGGCGGTCCTTGGACGCCATCTGCACCAGGTGGTCCAGGCGGCCCGGCCGGACCTGTCTCACCTCCCTGGTTAATAGCGACCACCCATTGCGCCGTGTTGGGATCAATATACCAGACATAAAGCTGCGTGCCGACGCTGTCGAACCACAGATCGCCGGAATTAGGATTGGCAGGTGGCGTATCCGCGACGGTGACCGAGGCGCTGCCTCCGCCACCTCCCGTGCTGGCATCGAAGATCAGCTTGCGCCCGGTTGGGTCGATCGAAGTCGGCACACCCATCCACAGCCGCACCGGGTCCGATTGCTCCAGGGCAAGCTGGCCGTCGAGCAGCGACAATGGCGCCGGCGGATTGTTCGGCACCGTGGTGCGCAGATGCTGCACCACGTTGCCCTGCGCACTGGCGGCGCGCGGAACAGGCAGAGGCCGGAAGAAGGTAAAGCCGTCAGGCATCAACTACCCCAGCGCATCATGACACCTCTGCTCCAGGTCAGCACCAGGCCGGAGAGGGTATCCGGCACGTTGTCACCCAGCACCTCATAGCCACCAATGCCGACCATGCGCATCAGCCAATAGAACCGCTGGCCATACATGGTATAGTTCCAGGGTCCGGCGCCCTCCATCGCGGTGACATTGACATCATAACTGACTGAGACCTTGCTGACGCTCTTGTTGGTCATCAGCCCCTTGGCGAGGCCGGGCACTCCGTTGCCGCTGCCCTGCATGGCATAGGCCGACAGAGCCAGCATGTGCGCCGTCATCAGCTCCACACCAGGCTGGATCAGAGTAACCCATACCAGAGGATCAAGTGCTGCGGATGACATGTCAAGATAGAACTGCACCTGGCTGTCGGGATATTTCGTCGTGTCACCGAACTCGGGGAAGTGAGAACGAAAAGTCGGCGGATCGGATATCGTCGAAGTGGGAATGACCGGAGGCGCTGGTGTGCCAGCAGGCAGAACGACGGCGCCGCTCATCGCACAGGCTCGACCCTGACGACATTCGGCGGAATAGCCGCAGCACGCGGCATTGTGGAACCGACCGGCATCGGCTGCGTCGGGTCAGTCGGTTCCTCTGTCTTGCTTTGCTGCTGCAGAACATACTCCGCTGTGCCAGGTCCCTTCGGCGGTTCCTGATACCCCTTCAGATGCGCACGCACATACCAGTGCGCAGCGATCTTGTCCTCGACATCATAGATGCCGATGTCAAAATACTGCATCACCGACGGCTGGGTCACCGTCATCATCTTGTCGGGGTCCATTGGGTCCTGCGTCTTGACCACCACGGGATCGAGCTGCAGGGTGAATGGCTTCACCACCTGGATTGTCGGCATCAGGTTCCCTCCTGGTATAGCCGCGCCCGCACGGCGGCGTCTTTAGCCTCAAGCAGTTTGCGCAGTGCCATCAACCGCTCAGGATTGCGCGGCAGAGTAGCGATCAATTGCTCAGCCAGCACGCCAAATGGCTTCGACACTTCCTTCAGATGATCCTGAAGGTGGTCATAGGCAAAGAACTGCAGGATTGGATCATCCATGATATTCTCCTTCAAGTGTGCTGCCTCCGCGCTTCTCGGGCGGATGCGCGGAGGCCAACACCCCAGCCCTGGAAAGGAAACGAAACAAGGCTGGCAGTCATTGCCCCTTGCGGGGTAGGCAATGGGGAGCCTTACGTGCGCGTCTCCGCGGAGTAATCTGTAAGGCTTAGGCTTAAAAGATGAATTGGTCAGATGCCGTCGCGGAAACCGATCGTTTCCGGGTAGGGAGACTCCACCTGACCCTTGCGGGACCAATAGGTGGTGATGTTGTAGAGTGAGCGCCACTCAAGCGGGGTCTTCTGCAGTGGCGTCATCGGAAAACGCACCTTGTCGTATTCCTTGGTGTAAGCGACCATGCGCTGAGCATTGCCGACACCGCGGTTGGTCAGCCACTTCGACGCCTGGATGTTCAGTGGCTTGTTGCCGTGCGTGATGGACAGGTTGTTCTCCTGGATGTAGCGCAGCACGGAGACGTTACCGGCTGTGCTGACGATCGTCGAGACCAACAGCGCCATCTGCGCCGGCGGCACGCGCAGTTCGGAAGGCACGATGGCATAGCCGGAAGCTGCCCAGACAGACGACAGCAGCTCGTTGATCTGCGCGATGATCACGGCCGCACCACCTGCCGACCAGGTGCCACCTGTGACGTTGGTCACATTGGTAACTGTCGAGAGGTTGACGAGACCTGTGGTGCCGACAATGCTATCGCCAATATACACGAGCTGATCAGTGTCCATCTGATCCTTCAGGCGCAGTGCCTGAAACTTCTGCTCGTCGATCGGCCGGCCAAGCTGCATGGCGGAGGCCAGCTCCGGCATCGAGTAGGCCAGCTCCTGCCCCCAGAGGCGCAGCGGGTTGGCAGTCTTGCCGATGTCCAGCGACACACTTGGAATGGCGTTGCTGTCTTTGCCAATCCATGAAATGCCCTGGGTGGCGAAACCACCGGCAGCACCGAATGTCGAGTTGGTGAACGACACCCACTCGTCACCGGTTGTGATGTCGGTGCGCAGGTCCATATCGCGCGACCAGGTGATCGACACCAGAGGCTCATGAAGCGCCGGATCAAGCCGCTCCAGCTCCCCGATCAGAAAGGCACCGGCGCTGTCGCGCGTGATGCCGTCAAAGGTCTGCATCCCTCCGTAGGAAGGCAGGCCACTCATGCCGTCAGGCATAACTCACCCCCTTGTTAGATGTTGTATGCCACCTCGACGATGCCATTGGCATCGGCCGCTGACATGAAGACAGCATTCGGCAGCGCCACGCAGGAACCCGCTGCCGGTGCCACCGCCGTGATATTGCCAGGCACCTGTCCGCCACCGGCAGTCCCTGTCCATACATTGGCAGGTGCGTTCTTGACGGCAGCCGTGGCACCTCCCAGCTTGACCAGGATGTAACCACGGCGCAGCACGCTGGCCGTGCCGGCAACCGGGGGTGTGGCCGCACCGATTGGATCGGTGAGCGATCCAACCGGATTGCCGAACCCCTGGGTCGGGTATGGCAGCACGTTGACGCCGTAAAAGCCGGCAGTGTCGGCCGTGGCGGGGGCACGCACTGTGCCAGTGGCGACGTCCATCACCACGACCGTCCCGTAAGCCAGAGGCGGCGTTGTCGTGTTGATGGGCTGGCCCTCCACTGTGGCGTGTTCCCAGCGGTTGAGCGCGCCGGGAAAGCCGGAAGGCATGTTGAGAAGAAAGGCGACCATTCTTGTCCCTCCTAGTTGACGCGGCGCGCAGTGCCACCGTTGGCCGACCAGAACTCCGCATTGCGCTTGTTGATGTCGGAAATCCTCGTGCGCAGGTCCTGGTTGGCGGCACGGCGGTTGTCGCCAAACTGCGGACTGGGCAGGTTGGCGGCATTGTTCATCGAGCGCATCCGGTCGGAAGCGTCGATGAACAGCATGCGGACGGCATCGCAGCTCATCACTGCAATGGCATCCTTGGTATGACGGCCGATGGCAACCATGCCACGCTCGGTGCCGGCAGCCGCCGTCAGAGCGGCACGGCGTGTATCGCAGATGCGCTTACCGGCAGTCGTCAGCCGGTCATCGCCAGGTGCGCCATCGAGTATGCCGATCTTGATGCCGGGAGACAGCACCTCGGCGCGTGCCTTGGTGTCACGCGTGAGCTTTGCCATCGCCGAGTTGAGACGCGCGATCTGGGTTGCGTCACCCATCATGGTCTTGCCCATCTTCAGGGCGGGGTCCGCTTCCATCAGATCAGGCTCGGCCGATGGCGGAGGCGAACCAGTCTGCGCCCCTGCCCCCACCTTCTCAGGCAGGTCCTCGTCCGTCGTCTCCTTCTTGTCGTCGTCCCCGTCCTCGTCGTCATCCTTCTTGGGCGGGAACTCATCGCGCGCCGTCAGGCGGTCAGTGAGCGCTTTGACGGCATCACGCAGTTCCTTGATGCTGGCGTCGGCCGACTTCTTCCAGTCGTCGTCGTCGGCATCCGGATCAGCATCATCCGTGCCATTGCCATTACCATTCTCGTTGTGATGGTTATGGATGATCACGGCATGCTTGCCTTCGTCACCATCAGGCTCGGCATGCTCCTGATTGACTTCTTCGGCGTCCGCCACGATCTTTGCCAGGGATGCCTTGTCCCTGGCAAAAAAGGCATCGTGGAGGAAGTCGCGCAATGAGCGCTGGCTCATTGTGTCCCTCCTTCCCTGACAGAGTTCACAGTCGCAGTCATTCCTCGTAGTCGACATCATCGTCGTCTGCCACCCGAGGCAGTGGCAGACCCTTCTCGCGCTTGGGCAGGCCGTAGTAATCGCTCTCGCCGTCCCAGGAAACGCTTTCCTCTTTGCCATCCTTGTCGTAGATGACAACCATCATGCCGCCTTCGAAGTTCTCTCTGGCCATCACATGGTCACTCCTCGCACGACATATTCACCGTTGGGCTTCTTCTCAATCTCGTAGATATCCCACACCGTGCCATGACGCAGGTTGAGTTCGTTCTCGGTATCGAACGACGAGTCATTCGCCCAGAAACCAAGCGCACGATGACCCTTGCGCACGACGATCTCGTAGGTGACATTGCCGTGCATGGCAGGGTGCGCCGCCATCGAGCACGAAGTATGGCCCGACCGCTGCGGACGCACATACTTGCCGGCCTGCAAATCCGCAATCCATCCATCAATCACAGCCTGCTTGACATTCTCACCGCGCCGCACCAGAACGTCCTGCTTCACGACAGCATCGTCGTGCTCATAAAGGTCGTCGATCAGGTCGGCGTATTCCTTGGCCAGCGGCGAGTAATGACCAGTCTTGTCACGCAGATAGCCATTGATGGAACCAGAGCCGCCCTTGTAGGACTTGACAGCCGTGCGCTGCTCGGCGGTGGTATTCTTCTTCCACCAGTTGCGATCCATGGTGATCGTAGCCTTCACCGCCTGCGCATCATGTGCGTTCGGCATGCTCAGCGCTACCTGGCGCAGGGTCGTGCCTCTGGCGAGCACCTTGTGGTTGGCACTCTCGATCTTGTTGGATACAGGCTTGGGCGCAGGTGCAGGCTTAGGCGCAGGTGCCTGTGCAGGTGCTGCTGCCGGCGTGGGCTGGATGATCTGCTTGACCTGAGCGGCATATTCCTGGGTCTTGGGTCCAGTGACCGAGCTGTTCTGCAGGATCAGATTGATCGCATTGATCTTGTCAGTGGGCGACAGTGCAGGATTGGTGGCAATCTTGTGCACCTGTTCCTGACCGGCAGACCCTGGATAGGGGTCAGGGATTTTCGGCGGTGCCGGCTGCTGCGCAGCCAGATGCTGCATCCACTTATGGGCGAACTGCTGATCAGCCTCCGGTGCAAGTTGATTTTGGCCCAGATACTCACTGATTGCCTGGGCTTTCTCAGCCGGGGTTTTCCCCTCCTCAGTCGCCAACCCATAAACCTTGGCCTGCATGAAATGAGCAAAATCCGGCTTCATATCATCGGGAACAGGCGCCGCCGACAACGACGGATCATCCTTCAGCTTCTGCAGCACCTCAAGTTTATATTTGGTGATGATCGAGTTGGTCGAGATGACCTTGTTGATCTGCGCGACCTTTTCCTCGTAGGTCATCGAAGAAGCCGTCGCGACGGCGTTGATCAGCTCGGTCTTGCCCTGCCCCAGCGGCGACAGGCTGATCTTTGGCGGTGGCGGCAGACCGGCAGACGGCATCAAGGTGGGTGGTGGCGAGGCGGGTGCGGATGGCTTCGGCACCGGCTTGGCGATGGCGGCACCACCTTCGGCCGACTGCACGTGGCTCAGCAGCTTCTTGGCGTAGGACTTGAAGCTGCCATCGACGTATTTGTCATGATAGTTCTTGATCTTCTGCTTGATCTCATCGAAACCGGTGCCGCTCTCCAGCGCGTGCTTGACCTCCTGGACGAGCACCTTGGTAGGCCAGTGGCCCTGCACGGACTTGGCAACGGGGGTCGGGATTGAAGACGCGTAGTGCAGCGTGCTGGGTGGCAGCGGAGATGACGCACCTCCGCCACCTCCGCCGCCTGAAGTGAACTGCCCACCACTGGCCGAACCAGAGGGAACGCGTGGGTGTTCTGCTTCAACGAAATCATCCTTTGACCAGCGCGAGAAGAAGTGCATCACGCGGTCAACTACCGTCACACCGGCACGCTTGGCGATGTCGCGCTTGCGCGCGATCAGCTTCTCGGCCAACTCCTTCTTCTGCTGCTCGGTGCCGGGTCCGTGCTCCATCACGAGTGCGCGGATGGTATCATTTGGAACTGAAGACACCTTGGCGGCAGATGCGGCCAAAGCTTCGGTCGAGGCAGAACCGAATATCCGATGCGCCTGCTGATTGGATGGGCTGCGCATGCTCTCCCATTCGCCGACCTGATTGCCGAAGGCATTGCCCTTCAGTGTGCCTTGCGCCCGGAAGATCAGCGAACCACCCGGGTCCAGGGTGGTCATCTTGCCACCGATCACACCCTGGTTGTCATACTCCAGGCCGGCCGCGTCCCAGTTGGCAAGCCAGGCGTGGGTGGCGAAGTGCTGCTGGGCTTCGGCCACCTGCGCCTTGTTATGCCGGTCGATCAGCTTGACATCGTGCGCCCATTTGGTGGCAGTGCCGAGCTTGCCTTCCGGGGTCTTCACCAACTGCGAACTGATGACTGGTGAGCCTGCCGCCTCGTAGAGTTTCGCCGCCAGTATCTCGTTCCTGGCATGTGCCTCGGACTTGGAGAACTTGACGTAATGCTTGGTGCCGGTCTCGTCCTCCATCTGCGCACCCGGGTTACTGCCCAGCTGCTTGCCGACCTTTTTCCAGTTGGAGACATCGGGAATGGGCTTGCCGGCAGGCACAGTCGTCTTCAACGCCGCCTTGGGTGTCTCCTTCAGCTCAGTCTTGGGCGCTGACTTCAGGATCAGCTTATCGACCATCTCGTGGTCGATCGGATGATTGAGGATTTCCTTGAGCTTGTCGGGAGGAACCAGCGACACCTTTTCAGCTTCACGACCATGATCGGTCGGCGTGCCGCCGATGCGCCGGCCATAGTAGTAGCGCGTCTGGGTATATTCACGGTTCACATCAGCGGCATATCCAGTGAGTTCAACCTGCAGACCAGTTTCCTCATGCGCCTCCTTAATGGCGTTGGCGCGAAGCGACAGGTTAGGGTCCTGACCACCCTTCGGAAAAGTTGCTTCATAACCACCATACTGATTGGTTGGATGCATCAGCCAGACGTGGCCATTAGGTTCGCGGATGATCACTCCGGAAGACTGGGTTTTGCCATGCTTGAGCGGTGGAACCGGAGGTGCTGTGATCTTCGGACCTTTTGACGCATGCGCTTCCCAGCCTTTGGCGTTGGTTGGTGCCGCTTCCCACTTTTTGAAAGCAACCCCATGCAGAGGGGCTGGATTGGCCATACCCCTGCTGTATGACGCGTGACTGCCACCGCCTTCGGTGAACTTGCCCTCGTCATCGCGCGGATGTTCACTTTCAACGAAGCCGGCATCCTCGGTCTGGTCATAGTCGACGTCCCCGAGCATGTCCTTGATTTCATCACTGTCAAGGTTGTCCACCGTATCAGCGATCGCCTCGGCGAACTTACGCAGAAGCTCAATGTCCTCGGGATCAAGGTCCTCGTCGCTCTCATCCTTGGACAGCAGCTTGCGCTTGGCAACCATGCCGGCACCGACCAGGGTCTTCAGGGCGTGTTCGACGATGACGTGCTGGACGACCTCCTGACCGAAGTGTGCCGCCAGGTGGCCGACCGACCCCGTTGGATCGCCGAACGCCACCGAGGCACCGGTCATCAGGATGCGGGCGCCGACACTGCGCAGCCCTTTCATCTGCGCCGGACTGGGCTTCGATCCACTCGCCAGCGCCTTCAGTCCACCCGCGGCATGTCTGGCGTGATGGACTTCTTCTTTCATCTTCGTGCGCAGCAGGCCGGGCAGGGACCTCGCCATGGCCCTGACCTGGTGCGACAGCTTGCCGCGGTCTTCAGCGCTGATCTTACTTATCTGCGAATGGATAGCATGCGCCTCAGAAGCACCAAACTTTTTGACAGCACGTGTGCCATGCCGCATAGCCTTTTTATGCAGGCCCTCTCCCTTGGAGGAACTGCTGCCGCCACCCCCTGATGTAAACTGCCCGCTCTCGGCGCCGCCATGGACGCGTGGGTGTTCACTTTCGACGAAATCATCTTCGGTCGAGAATGGGTCGAACCCGAGCATGGCAATGACATCAGGATCAGCTCGCTCGATATCCTCACCATCGTCTTCGTCTGGCGCATCGCCGACATCCGGCAGCTCGCTGCCTGCTTCGCCCCAGTGCGCATCTGGCAGGTCGTCATCGTCCTGATAGGCGGCGTCCGCGGTCATCTGCGCTGCCTGGCGCCAGCCGGCAAACACCACGGGAGAGATATAGGACGACAAGGCAATCGCCGGGGTATTGCCGAGCTTCTGCGATACAATTATCGCTACATGCTTGACGGCACGTTTGTATTCCTTTGCGTTGGCAGGCTCGGGGGTCTGTCTGACTGCCTCCATCGCGGTGGTGGTGCCGACGTGGGTGCGGAAATCCTTGGTCTTGAACTCACCGAGCGAGTGCACATGGTTGAGCACAGCCTTTTCGTTCGCTTCGAACAGCTGGCCCTCGTCCCCAGCCTTTGCCTTGCGGCGCAGCAGCATCTGAGCCACATCGGGATCATCAACCGGCATCTCAATGGTCTGGCCGTGCTTTTTACCGGGCACGAAGCGCAGCACGACACCGTTCGGTGTCTCGACTACGTGGCGCCCCTCCAGGGTGGTGGCGCCATAGGACTGCTCATCGGCACCTTTCTCCACGCCGCCAGGCCGCATACCGGTGTGCATGATCAAAGCGGTGGCGTCGGCAGCAGCAGCCGTCGTCGGGTCCTTGGACCTCTGCGCGGCAGCGTTCTTCGCCCTGATGGCATTGAACTTGCCGGTCAGAGCTTTGACACGCGCGAACTTGGCAGCGGCCTGGGTGGCGTGGTGCGCCTCCGAGTAGATCGGCTGGCGCCTGCCTTTGGCATCCATGCCTGTGGCCAGCAGGGCAGCATTGGGATCAGGCGAGTAGGTGACGGATGTCCAGGCCGGCGGTATCTTCAGCTTCTGGATGTGCTCCGGCAGGTCTTTGCCAGAGGCCGCCGTGCGCTTACCATTGACGGCCGCAGACGCTGCCAGATGATGCGCCTTGGATGAACCACTGCCTTCGGTGAACTGACCTTCGTCATCGCGTGGGTGCTCACTCTCGACAAAGCCGGCGTCGTTCACAGCACCAATCCTGAGCAGATCGGAGTGATGCACGATACCCGAACTGTTGCCCTCGGGACCTTCCATCAGGGTCTGCTTGCCGGAGGGACCAATGCCGCTCTCGATGTCGGGATATATCTTCGCCCCTGACTTCAGCCGGTAGGCTGTGGTCTTGCCGTGATACTGCGCGCCCGTGCGCGAGCGCGTGACGAACATAAAGCCCTCGGGTTTATAGCCTTCCTTCAGGCCATGATAGACCAGAGGATCGCTGGCCTTGGCCTTGGGATGGGTCGACACCAGGCCCGCCTCATGGCCCTGCTTTGCCCATTCCCGCGCAGTGGGTGAGCCTTCCGTCCCGGCGAACTTGCCGGCATCGTCCCTTGGATGGTCACCTTCGATGAAGGCAGCGTCGTAGTCATAGACCGTTCTGCCGTCTATGATCGTGCA